AGCGCGTGGATGCGATTGAGCAGGAAAAAGGCAAACTTGCCGGGCAGGTGGAAACCCTGAACGGGAAACTCAGCGAGCTGGAAAACCTCAAAAGCGATCTTGAAAAAGAGCTGCTTGAGCTGAAACGTCCGGCAGGTGGTGCGCAAAATAAACTGGCCACCGAGCATAAAGAAGCGTTTGTGGGCTTCCTGCGTAAAGGCCGTGAAGATGGTCTGCGCGATCTGGAGCGCAAGGCATTACAGGTGGGCACCGATGAAGACGGCGGCTATGCCGTGCCGGAAGCACTGGATCGCAACATTCTCACCCTGCTGAAAGATGAAGTGGTGATGCGCCAGGAAGCCACGGTGATCAGCGTTGGTGGTTCCGACTACAAAAAACTGGTGAATCTGGGCGGCACGGCTTCCGGATGGGTTGGCGAGACTGACGCGCGCTCCCAGACTGCCACCTCAAAACTGGGCCTGATTGAACCTTTCATGGGGGAAATCTACGGTAACCCGCAGGCCACCCAGAAAATGCTGGATGATGCCTTTTTCAACGTGGAAGCATGGATCAACAGCGAGCTGGCAACCGAATTTGCCGAACAGGAAGAAATTGCCTTTACCACCGGCGATGGTACCAAGAAGCCGAAAGGGTTCCTGGCGTATGAGTCCACGGATGAAACAGACAAGGTCCGGGCGTTCGGCAAACTTCAGCATATTGTATCCGGCGAAGCGACGGCGGTGACCGCAGATGCCATTATCAAACTGATTTACACGCTGCGTAAGGCACACCGCACTGGCGCGAAGTTCATGATGAACAACAACAGTCTGTTTGCCATCCGTCTGCTGAAAGACAGTGAGGGTAACTATCTGTGGCGTCCGGGGCTGGAGCTGGGGCAGCCGTCCTCTCTGGCGGGTTACGCTATCGCTGAAAACGAACAGATGCCGGATATTGCCGCTGATGCGAAAGCCATTGCATTTGGTAACTTCAAACGGGGTTACACCATCGTTGACCGTATCGGTACCCGCATTCTGCGTGATCCGTACACCAATAAACCGTTTGTCGGTTTTTATACCACCAAGCGCACCGGCGGCATGCTGGTCGATTCGCAGGCCATCAAACTGCTGAAGATTGCAGCGGCGTAATCATTCAGGGGGCGCAGAAGTGCGCCCCCTGTTCTGACAGGTGAAAGAATCATGATCCTGAAACAAGATCTGAAATGGTCACCGGACGGTATGCGTGTTGAGATTATTCGGGCCGGTGAGTATGAAGATAAAGAATTACCCGAACGGGTACGCGAAATTGCCACTGCAGCTGGGATTGTCTCTGATAAGAGAACACCTGTTGCGCGGGGGGCTGATAAGTCTAAAAAACAGCATTCATAGAGGTTGCCCAAATGATGCCCACTCTGGAAGAGCTTCGTGTTCAGTGCCGGATTGATGATGACAATGAACAGGAGAATTCTCTTCTTATGATGTATCTGGCTGCTGCCAGGGAAGAGGCTGAAAAGTTTTTAAACCGGACGCTTTGCGATGAAACTGTTTCTGAGCAGGATACGACCGGGCTTGTAATAACACCTCTGATAAAACTGCGTCTTATGCAACTGGTTGGCTACTGGTACGAGAACAGGGAAATGCAGGATGCAGTGCCTGATTTTTTCTATACCGGACTGCGGATGTATCGATTTCATCCCGGAACATAGGAGGATTCATGCAGGCAGGAAGATTACGTGATCGTGTGGTTATTCTGAATGCCACCACCGTTCGGTCTCCGTCAGGGCACCCTGTGGAAACAATGACGGAGGGGGCAACCATATGGGCAGAAGTTAAGGGGATCAGTGGCAGGGAGAGAATATCCGGAGGCGCAGAAACTGCTCAGGCTACAGTGAGGGTCTGGATGAGATTCCGGCGAGATGTAACAGCAACTTCATGTCTGAAAGTGCTGACTGGTGCATTCAAAGGCGCGATTCTGAGTATAGACGGTCCGCCGATACCGGATGCTCGTGCCACACGGCTTGAGATACTCTGTTCTCAGAAGGGGAATGTGTGATGGATTTCAGTCTTGATTTTTCAGGTCTGGCGGATATTGCACGGGATCTGGAGACGCTCAGCAGGGCAGAAAACAATAAGGTACTGCGCGATGCCACCCGTGCCGGTGCTGAAGTTATGCGGGATGCAGTTGTTGAACGTGCGCCGGAGCGAACCGGGAAACTGAAGAAAAATGTGGTTGTTCTCACTCAGCGTTCAAAGCGTCGGGGGGAAATTATCTCGGGTGTCCACATTCGTGGACGGAACCTGCGAACCGGAAACAGTGATAACAGCATGAAAGCCAGTGATCCCCGAAATGCGTTTTACTGGCGCTTTGTGGAGCTGGGAACGATAAACATGCCCGCGCATCCGTTCATTCGCCCGGCTTTCGATACGACAGAGGAACTGGCAGCACAGATTGCCATACAGCGAATGAATCAGGCTATTGATGAGGTCTTAAGTAAATGAGAGAGACCACACTGTATTCCCTGCTGTCTCAACTGGCCGGAGGACAGGTTTATCCTTATGTGGTCCCGCTGACGGAGGGAAAGCCTGCGGTATCTCCGCCATGGCTGGTATTTTCTGTGGTGTCTGACACTGCGTCTGATGTGCTTGATGGTCAGGCTGAATCCAGAATTACCGTGCAGATCGATGTCTGGGCAACAGTACCTGATGACGCAGATGATATCCGTGAGCAGGCGCTTGATGCGGTAAGGCAACTTGCACCCTCCGTTATTTCTAAAACTCAGGGTTATGATCCTGATTCCCGTCTGAGCAGAGCCACGCTTGAATTTCAGGTAATAGCCTGAGGTCGTTAATGATTTTACCCACCCGCCGCTGGCGGGTTTTTTATTTTCAGGAGACGAGTATGTCCTCTAATTTTGAGCGTTCGCAACTGACGAAAATTATGATTTCGTCTGCACCGGTAACAGCAGAAACCCTGGATTCTGCCAGCTATCTTGGCCTGAGCTGTACAATCAAAGAGGTGCAGTTTACCGCAGGACAAAAGCAGGATATTGATGTCACCACGCTGTGTTCTGTTGAGCAGGAAAATATTAACGGCCTTGGTGCCGCGTCAGAGATTTCCATGTCAGGCAACTTTTACCTCAATGCTGCCCAGAACGCGTTGCGCAGTGCCTATGACAATGACACCACGTATGGCTTTAAAGTTATTTTTCCGTCAGGCAACGGATTTACCTTTATGGCAGAGGTGCGTCAGCATACCTGGTCTGCAGGAACTAATGGTGTTGTGGCTGCAACGTTTTCCCTGCGCCTGAAAGGTAAACCTGTGCTGACGACAGAGCCGCTGAAAGTGAAGGTAGATTTAAACAGCACGCTGCAGGTTTCTGCCGGAGCGAAACTCGAAATGGTGGTTGAGGCTGCCGGTGGTGTGCCGCCTTATTCTTATGTCTGGAAGAAAGGTAGTTCTCCTGTTTCCGGACAGACGGCGGCAACATTCAGTAAGGCATCAGCAGCATCAGGTGATGCCGGTGCGTATACCTGCGAGATTTCTGATTCAGCAAGCCCTGTTAACAAGGTGACCTCCACTTCCTGCACTGTTACCGTCAGTTAATGAGGATAGATGTGATGACTAAAAATATCCGCAATCTGGCACTGGCAACGATGTCGGGGTTTCGCCATAAAACTGTTGATGTGCCTGAATGGGAAGGGGCAACGGTTGTATTACGGGAACCTTCTGCAGAAGCCTGGTTGCGCTGGCAGGAGATCGTTAAAGCAAAAGATGATGAGACACCGTTATCCGTTGCGGAGCGCGCCCGCCGAAATCTGGAGGCAGATGTTGAACTGTTCATTGATGTTCTGTGTGATACCGGACTGCAACCTGTATTTTCAGAGGATGATCGTGAACAGGTGATTGCCGTGTATGGCCCGGTGCATGCGCGGCTTCTTCGGCAGTCTCTGGAACTGATCAGTGATGCCGGCGAGGTTAAAAAAAAGTAGAGCTTCCGGGGATGCGTTTTCTGATGATGCTGGCGCTCAGGATGGGGCGCACATTGTCAGAGTTACGCCGGGAAATGTCCGCATCAGAAATCATGATGTGGGCAGAATTTGACAGGTTCAGCCCGCTGGGTGACGAGCGGGCTGATATCCGGGCTGCCCAGATAGTTTCTGCGGTTTACGGTGCGCAGGGTGTCAAAGTCCCACTGAATGATGCGCTTCTTCAGTGGGAACAAGAGCAGACAGAAGGCGTCTCAGATCCATTTGCCGGACTGGAAAACGCGCTTTTAATAGTGTCTCAGTGAGTCAACATAACCGCTTCGGCGGTTTTTTTCGTCCGGAGAATGAGTGTGGCGACATTACGTGAACTGATTATTAAAATCTCGGCAAATTCCCGGTCATTCCAGTCAGAGATCTCCCGGGCTTCGCGTATGGGGCAGGATTACTACCGTACCATGCAGAACGGAGGCCGGCAGTCCGCTGCTGCATCCCGTGAAATGCGGCGTGCACTGGCAGAAGTGACGGATCAGATAAATACAGCTAAATCTTCGGCACTGAATATGGCGGGGGCATTTGCCGGAGCTTTTGCTACCGGTCATCTTATTTCTCTCGCCGATGAGTGGAATTCAGTAAATGCCCGTCTGAAGCAGGCTTCACAGTCCAGTGATGATTTTCAGGTATCACAACGTGAATTAATGGCAATCAGCCAGAGAACGGGAACGGCGTTTTCTGATAACGCCAGCCTTTTTGCCCGCTCTGCAGCTTCCATGCGGGAGTATGGCTACAGTTCTGAGGAGGTACTGAAAGTCACCGAGGCGATCTCCACGGGCCTGAAATTATCCGGTGCCAGTACAGCAGAAGCCAGTTCGGTGATCACGCAGTTCAGTCAGGCACTGGCGCAGGGAGTGCTGCGCGGTGAAGAATTTAACTCTGTGAATGAGAACGGCGATCGTGTTATTCGTGCGCTGGCTGCGGGAATGGGTGTTGCCCGTAAGGATCTGAAGGCCATGGCGGATAACGGAAAACTGACCGCCGATAAGGTTGTTCCTGCACTGATTAGTCAGCTTGGGGCGTTGCGTGATGAATATGCAGCAATGCCTGATACTGTTTCATCCTCTGCAACCAAAGTTGAAAACGCCTTTATGGCCTGGGTTGGTGGTGCGAACGAGGCAAGCGGAGTGACAAAGACACTCACCGGGGTGTTGAATGGTGTTGCAGACAATATTGATACCGTGGCTGCTGCAGCTGGCGCACTGGTTGCCGTCGGGGTAGCCCGATATTTTGGCAATATGGCGTCTTCTGCTGGATCTGCAACTGCCGGATTAATTACTGCAGCCAGAAACGAAGTGGCTCTTGCTGAAGCGCAACTTCGGGGGACACAGATAGCAACCGCCAGGGCGCGTGCGGCGGTTTATCGTGCGCAACAGGCGGTTGTTGCTGCTCGCGGTACCGAAAGGCAGGCCGCAGCAGAAGCGAAGCTGACAGCTGCCCAGGCGTCACTTACCCGTAATATTGCGGCCAGAACAGCTGCACAGACAACGCTGAATACTGTCACGTCAGTGGGGAGTCGTCTGTTAAGTGGTGCGCTGGGGTTGGTTGGTGGTGTGCCGGGACTCGTCATGCTGGGGGCGACGGCCTGGTACACGATGTATCAGAATCAGGAGCAGGCCAGAGAATCTGCACGCCAGTATGCCGCAACAATCGACGAAATTCGCCAGAAAACGTCGGCAATGTCGCTTCCTGAAGCGTCAGATAATGAGGAAAAGACGCGGCAGGCACTTGATGAGCAAAACAGGTTAATTGACGAGCAGAAAAGTAAGATTAAATCCTTACAGGAAAAAATTGCTGGCTATCAGTATGTGCTGGCAAACCCGGGCTGGACAACCGATAACGGTTTTATGATTAACCACATGACGTCGGTAAAAACTGTCACAGAAGGGCTTGCAGAAGCAACAAATCAACTGGCAGTTGAACAGTCCCGTCTCACACAAATGCAGGGCAAAGCGCAATCCATTCAGGATGTGCTTGCCGGGCTGGAGGAGCGACGGGTGGCGTTGATCCGTCAACAGGCCGCGGAACAAAACAAAGCGTATCAGTCCCTGTTGATCATGAATGGGCAGCATACCGAGTTTAATCGCCTTCTCGGGCTCGGTAATGAATTACTTCAGCAGCGACAGGGGCTGGTGAATGTACCGTTACGGCTACCACAGGCAACCCTGGATGATAAACAGCAGACCGCACTGAATAACAGCGAGCGCGAACTGGCTCTGTCCCGCCTGAAGGGGGAAGCCCGTGAGCGTGCCCGCCTGGGTTATGCTGCGGATGATCTCGGCTTTGTGGGAGAGGCGTATCAGACAGCCAGACAGAATTATATCAATAACTCACTGGATGCCTGGCGAAATAACCAGGCAAATAAACCCAAAGCGCATAAAAAGACCGAAGCGGAAAAAACAGAAGATATTTATAAACGGCTGATTAAACAGCAAAAAGAACAAATAGCACTGGCAGGGCAGAATACTGAACTGGCTAAGATGAAATATCAGGTCAGTCAGGGCGAATTATCAACCCTGTCAGAAGCGCAGAAAAAAACGCTTTTGCAGAATGCAGCACTCATCGACCAGAAAAAGATTCGTGAGCAGCTTGCTGCGTATGAGAGCAGTCTGGCGGACAGTAATGCCAGTGCCCGGGCATCTGACGAAGCGCAGTTGCTGGGATATGGTGAAGGTTCACGGATGCGTGAACGACTCCAGGAAATGTGGAGTATCCGGCAGGCGTTTGAGCAGAAAAATAACGAGCTGCTGAGACAGTATCAGGCCGGAGAAATTGAAGAAGCCCTGTGGAAACAGGAGAAAGAACTGAATAAAAAATATCTGGAAGAGCGTCTCAGCGATCAGCAGGATTATTATACAAAGGCCGATGCTTTACGTAATAACTGGAATGCCGGACTCCAGGAGGGACTGACCAACTGGGCAGACAGTGCCACCGATTATGCTTCACAGGCGGCAGATGCTGTCGTTTCCACGATGGACGGGCTGGTATCAAATATTTCCGATGCACTGGCCGGGAATGTTGTGGACTGGAGGAACTGGGGGAGTTCAGTTCTCCGGGAAGTTTCAAAAATTCTGATGAATGCAGCCATTGTTAACGGACTGAAATCACTCTCCGGTGCCGGAGGGTGGCTTGGTACGGTCGGCGGATGGATTTCGGGGGCAGTGGCAAACGCAAAAGGTGGTGTTTACACATCGGCAAATCTGAGTGCTTACAGTAACACTATTGTGGATACACCGACGTATTTTGCTTTTGCGAAAGGTGCCGGGTTGATGGGCGAGGCCGGGCCTGAAGCAATCATGCCACTGACACGGGCAGCGGACGGCTCTCTTGGGGTCAGGGCCATTGGAAATGTGAATGGTGGCGGTGGATTTGTTTATTCTCCCGTGTATCACATCAGCATTCAGAATCAAGGGAGCAATGGCGAGATAGATGCGCGCTCAGCCAGGGGACTGGTGGATCTGATCGACAGCAGGGTTGTGTCAATTATGCAGTCATCGCGTCGGGATGGAGGATTGTACAGTGCCTGAGCCTGAAGTTTTTAACTGGATCCCCCGTGAGGGGATGGAGACGACACGAAAGCCATCAGTTATTACGGTAAAGTTTGGTGACGGATATGAACAGCGACGGGCTGGTGGTCTGAATGCGGATCTGAAAACGTTTAAACCGGTATTTCGTGTCACAGATGAATATTCCCGTGCCGCGCTGGACAGTTTTTTATCCCGTCATGCCGGGATTCGTGCTTTTTTGTGGCGTCCGCCAAAACACAACAGGACTGTCCGGGTTGTCTGCAGGGAGTGGAGCATTTCGGATAATGCCATGTATACCGATTTTAACTGTACCTTTGAAGAGGTCACTCACTGATGCAGGATATACAGCAGGAAACACTCAATGAGTGCACTAAAACGGAGCAATCCGCGCTGGTCGTGCTCTGGGAAATTGATCTGACAGAGGTCGGCGGAGATCGTTATTTCTTCTGTAATGAGCAGAACGAAAAAGGTGAACCAGTCACCTGGCAGGGGCGGCAGTATCAGGCTTATCCCATTCAGGGAAGCGGATTTGAGATGAACGGCAAAGGAGCCAGTGCAAGGCCAACGCTGAAAGTCTCTAATCTGTACGGCATGGTCACCGGGATGGCGGAAGATCTGCAGAGTCTGGTCGGCGGAACGGTGGTCCGGCGTAAGGTTTACGCCCGTTTTCTGGATGCGGTGAACTTCGTCAACGGAAACAGCGATGCCGATCCGGAGCAGGAGGTGATCAGCCGCTGGCGCATTGAGCAGTGCAGCGAACTGAGCGCGGTGAGTGCCTCTTTTGTACTGTCCACGCCGACGGAAACGGACGGCGCTGTTTTTCCGGGACGTATCATGCTGGCCAACACCTGCACCTGGACCTATCGCGGTGATGAGTGCGGTTATAGCGGTCCGGCGGTCGCGGATGAATATGACCAGCCAACGTCCGATATCACGAAGGATAAATGCAGCAAATGCCTGAGTGGCTGTAAGTTCCGCAATAACGTCGGCAACTTTGGCGGCTTCCTTTCCATTAACAGACTTTCGCAGTAAATCCATGACAGAGACAGAATCAGCGATTCTGGCGCACGCCCGGCGATGTGCGCCAGCGGAGTCGTGCGGCTTCGTGGTGAGAACGCCGGAGGGAGAAAGATATTTTCCCTGCGTGAATATCTCCGGTGAGCCGGAGGATTATTTCCGGATGGCTCCGGAGGACTGGCTGCAGGCAGAAATGCAGGGTGAGATTGTGGCGCTGGTCCACAGTCACCCCGGTGGTCTGCCCTGGCTGAGTGAGGCCGACAGGCGGCTGCAGGTGCAGAGTGATTTGCCGTGGTGGCTGGTCTGCCGGGGGGCGATTCACAAGTTCCGCTGTGTGCCACATCTTACCGGGCGGCGCTTTGAGCACGGGGTGACGGACTGTTACACGCTGTTCCGGGATGCTTATCATCTGGCGGGGATTGAGATGCCGGATTTTCATCGTGAGGATGACTGGTGGCGTCACGGTCAGAATCTCTATCTGGATAATCTGGAGGCCACAGGGCTGTATCAGGTGCCGTTGTCATCAGCACAACCGGGCGATGTGCTGCTGTGCTGTTTTGGTTCATCGGTGCCGAATCATGCCGCCATTTACTGTGGTGACAGCGAGCTGCTGCACCATATTCCTGAACAACTGAGCAAACGAGAGAGGTATACCGACAAATGGCAGCGACGCACACACTCCCTCTGGCGTCACCGGGCATGGCACGCATCTGCCTTTACGGGGATTTACAACGATTTGGCCGCCGCATCGACCTTCGTGTGAAAACGGGGGCCGAAGCCATCCGGGCACTGGCCACGCAGATCCCCGCATTTCGTCAGAAACTGAATGAGGGCTGGTATCAGGTGCGCATTGCCGGGCGTGATGCAGGTGAAACGGAATTATCAGTCCGTCTTAATGAGCCGCTGGCAAATGGTGCCGTGATCCACATCGTGCCGCGTCTGGCAGGGGCTAAAAGTGGCGGAGTGTTTCAGGCTGTGCTGGGTGCGGCTGTTATGGCGGTTGCTATATGGATGCCGGGGGTGGGGATTATGGCGAGTAATCTGCTGTTTTCTCTCGGTGCCAGTATGACGCTTGGCGGTGTTGCACAGATGCTGGCCCCTAAACCCAGAACTCCCCGCACACAGACAACGGATAACGGCAAACAGAACACGTATTTTTCCTCACTGGATAATATGGTTGCCCAGGGTAATCCGCTACCGGTGCTGTACGGGGAAATGCGCGTGGGGTCGCGGGTGGTATCTCAGGAGATCAGCACGGCAGATGAAGGTGATGGTGGTCAGGTTGTGGTGATTGGTCGCTGATGAAAAATGTTTTATGTGAAACCGCCTCCGGGCGGTTTTGTCGTTTATGGAGCGTTAGGAATGGGTAAAGGCAGCAGTAAGGGGCATACCCCGCGCGAAGCGAAGGACAACCTGAAGTCCACGCAGTTGCTGAGTGTGATCGATGCCATCAGCGAAGGGCCGATTGAAGGTCCGGTAGATGGATTAAAAAGCGTGCTGCTGAACAGTACGCCGGTGCTGGACAGTGAGGGGAATACCAACATCTCCGGCGTCACGGTGGTGTTCCGGGCCGGTGAGCAGGAGCAGTCACCGCCGGAGGGATTTGAATCCTCCGGCTCCGAGACGGTGCTGGGTACGGAAGTGAAATATGACACGCCGATCACCCGGACCATCACGTCGGCAAACATCGACCGTCTGCGCTTTACCTTCGGTGTGCAGGCACTGGTGGAAACCACCTCAAAGGGGGACCGGAATCCGTCGGAAGTCCGCCTGCTGGTTCAGATACAGCGTAACGGTGGCTGGGTGACGGAAAAAGACATCACCATTAAGGGCAAAACCACGTCGCAGTATCTGGCCTCGGTGGTGGTGGATAATCTGCCGCCGCGCCCGTTTAATATCCGGATGCGCAGGTTGACGCCGGACAGCACCACAGACCAGCTGCAGAACAAAACGCTCTGGTCGTCATACACCGAAATCATCGATGTGAAACAGTGCTACCCGAACACGGCACTGGTCGGCGTGCAGGTGGATTCGGAGCAGTTCGGCAGCCAGCAGGTGAGCCGTAATTATCATCTGCGCGGGCGTATTCTGCAGGTGCCGTCGAACTATAACCCGCAGACGCGACAATACAGCGGTATCTGGGACGGAACGTTAAAACCGGCATACAGCAACAACATGGCCTGGTGTCTGTGGGATATGCTGACCCACCCGCGCTACGGCATGGGGAAACGTCTTGGTGCGGCAGATGTGGATAAATGGGCGCTGTATGTCATCGGCCAGTACTGCGACCAGTCAGTGCCGGACGGTTTTGGCGGCACGGAGCCGCGCATCACCTGTAATGCGTACCTGACCACACAGTGCAAGGCGTGGGATGTGCTCAGTGATTTCTGCTCGGCGATGCGCTGTATGCCGGTATGGAACGGGCAGACGCTGACGTTCGTGCAGGACCGGCCGTCGGATAAGGTGTGGACCTATAACCGCAGTAATGTGGTGATGCCTGATGATGGCGCGCCGTTCCGCTACAGCTTCAGCGCCCTGAAGGACCGCCATAATGCCGTTGAGGTGAACTGGATTGACCCGAACAACGGCTGGGAGACGGCAACAGAGCTTGTGGAGGACACGCGAGCCATTGCCCGTTACGGTCGTAATGTCACGAAGATGGATGCCTTTGGCTGTACCAGCCGGGGGCAGGCACACCGCGCCGGGCTGTGGCTGATTAAAACAGAACTGCTGGAAACGCAGACCGTGGACTTCAGCGTGGGTGCAGAAGGGCTTCGCCATGTGCCGGGAGACGTCATTGAAATCTGCGATGATGACTATGCGGGTATCAGCATCGGTGGGCGCGTGCTGGCGGTGAACAGCCAGACCCGGACGCTGACGCTCGACCGTGAAATCACGCTGCCAGCCTCCGGCACCACACTGATAAGCCTGGTCGACGGGACGGGGAGTCCGGTCAGCGTGGAGGTTCAGTCCGTCACCGATGGTGTGAAGGTGAAAGTGAGCCGTGTTCCTGACGGCGTTGCCGGATACAGCGTGTGGGGGCTGAAGCTGCCGACGCTGCACCAGCGCCTGTTCCGCTGTGTGAGTATCCGTGAGAACGACGACGGCACGTATGCCATCACCGCCGTGCAGCATGTACCGGAAAAAGAAGCCATCGTGGATAACGGGGCGCACTTTGACGGCGACCAGAGCGGCACGGTGAACGGTGTCACGCCGCCAGAGGTGCAGCACCTGACCGCCGAAGTCTCGGCAGACAGCGGGGAATATCAGGTGCTGGCGCGATGGGACACGCCGAAGGTGGTGAAGGGCGTGAGCTTTATGCTTCGCCTGACCGTGGCAGCGGATGACGGCAGTGAGCGGCTGGTCAGCACGGCCAGGACGACGGAAACCACATACCGCTTCAGGCAACTGGCGCTGGGGCGTTACACGCTGACTGTCCGGGCGGTAAATGCGTGGGGACAGCAGGGCGATCCGGCGTCGGTATCGTTCCGGATTGCCGCACCGGCAGCACCGTCGCGGATTGAGCTGACGCCGGGCTATTTTCAGATAACTGCCACGCCGCATCTTACCGTTTATGATCCGACGGTACAGTTTGAGTTCTGGTTCTCGGAAAAGCGGATTGCGGATATCAGGCAGGTTGAAACCACAGCGCGCTATCTTGGCACGGCGCTGTACTGGATAGCCGCCAGTATCAATATCAAACCGGGCCATGATTATTACTTTTATATCCGCAGTGTGAACACCGTTGGCAAATCGGCATTCGTGGAGGCTGTTGGTCAGCCGAGTGATGATGCATCCGGCTATCTGGATTTTTTCAAAGGCGAGATAGGGAAAACCCATCTGGCTCAGGAGCTGTGGACGCAGATTGATAACGGTCAGCTTGCGCCTGACCTGGCTGAAATCAGGACGTCCATTACGGATGTCAGCAATGAAATCACGCATACCGTCAATAAGAAACTGGAAGACCAGAGTGCGGCAATTCAGCAGATACAGAAGGTTCAGGTTGATACAAATAATAACCTGAACAGCATGTGGGCTGTGAAGCTGCAGCAGATGCAGGACGGACGCCTTTATATCGCGGGTATTGGTGCCGGTATTGAGAACACCCCTGACGGTATGCAGAGTCAGGTGCTGCTGGCGGCGGACAGGATTGCGATGATTAATCCTGCGAATGGCAACACAAAGCCGATGTTTGTTGGGCAGGGCGATCAGATATTCATGAACGAAGTGTTCCTGAAATATCTGACGGCTCCCACCATTACCAGCGGTGGCAATCCCCCAACGTTTTCACTGACACCTGATGGTCGACTTTCTGCGAGAAATGCGGATATCAGCGGTAACGTGAACGCGAACTCCGGGACGCTCAACAACGTCACGATTAATCAGAACTGTCGGATTCTGGGAAAACTGTCAGCTAACCAGATTGAAGGTGATATTGTCAAAACGGTGGGAAAAGCCTTTCCGAGAAATGGCAGTTATGCCAGCGGTACAATAACGGTCACTGTGTACGATGACCAGGCTTTTGACCGCCAGATAGTAGTCCCCCCCGTTCTGTTTCGTGGGGGTAAACATGAAAACTTCAACAGCAACAACCAACAGTCATACTGGTATTCAACCTGTAAGCTGCAGGTACTGAAGAACGGACAGGAAATCTTTCAGCAACCCGCGACGGATGTCAGCAGGGTATTTTCATCAGTCATTGATATGCCTGCCGGACACGGCCATGTCACCCTGACTTTCAATGTTTCTTCATATGGTGCTAATAACTGGACGCCAACGACCAGTATCAGCGACCTTCTTGTTGTTGTGATGAAGAAATCTACAGCCGGTATCAGTATCAGTTGAATTTTATAACCCAGATACGGGCGCCAGAAATGGCGCCTTTTTTATTTGTGGAGTGAATATGGCAGTACAGATTTCAGGCGTGCTGAAAGACGGTGCAGGAAAACCGATACAGAACTGCACCATTCAGCTCAAAGCAAAACGTAACAGCACTACGGTTGTGGTGAACACGGTGGCCTCAGAAAATCCGGATGAAGCCGGACGTTACAGCATGGATGTCGAGTATGGCCAGTACAGCGTCGCCCTGCTGGTTGAAGGTTTTCCGCCTTCACATGCCGGGACCATCACCGTGTATGAGGATTCTAAGCCGGGGACATTGAATGATTTTCTGGGCGCTGCAACAGAAGATGATGTTCGTCCGGAGGCACTGTATCGTTTTGAAAAGATGGTGGAAGAGGCGGCACGCAACGCTGAAGCCGCCTCTCAGAGCGCAGCGGCAGCAAAGAAATCAGAAACAGCAGCGGCATCGTCCAGGAACGCGGCGAAAACATCAGAGACGAATGCAGGTAACAGCGCGAAAGCGGCAGCTTCTTCAAAAACAGCCGCACAAAATGCAGCAACAGCGGCAGAACGTTCAGAGACAAATGCCCGTGCGTCAGAGGAAGCCTCCGCAGACAGTGAAGAGGCTTCCCGCCGTAATGCAGAGTCAGCCGCTGAGAATGCCGGAATCGCCACCACAAAAGCGCGGGAGGCTGCAGCAGACGCAACAAAGGCCGGGCAGAAAAAGGATGAGGCTCTGTCGGCAGCGACACGAGCTGAAAAGGCGGCAGACCGCGCAGAAGCCGCAGCGGAAGTGACTGCAGAGCCCTATGCGAATATAGTGCCGCCGCTGCCTGATGTGTGGATACCGTTTAACGATTCACTGGATATGATTACGGGTTTTTCGCCATCATATAAAAAGATTGTTATAGGTGACGATGAAATAACAATGCCAGGCGACAAGATTGTTAAGTTTAAACGTGCTTCAACAGCAACGTATATTAATAAGTCCGGCCAACTCAAGCTTGCTGAAGTTGATGAACCGCGATTTGAGCGCGATGGCTTATTGATTGAAGGACAGAGGACAAATTATCTGAGGAACTCAAATAAACCAGACTCATGGACTGTTCATTCCGCACTGAATAAAACATTTGGCACTGATAAACGGGGGTTCAATTATGCCACGGTGACACCCACGGAAAGTATAGTGGGAACAACAGGTGGCTATACTGTGCATGGTGTGGTTGCAGCAGACAGATTCCCGCTGGCAAGTGGTGAATGTTTCACTTTTTCGTGCCGGGTTAAAGGCGCTAAAGCACGATGCAGGTTAAGAGTTTCAGTTATTATTGGTGGAACAGATACCTTCTCTGCTGACTCTTATCTTGATCTGGATACCCGGATCGCAACAGTAAGCGGTAATACATCCCTTATAACGGCCAAAGCTGAACAACAGGGTGAGTGGACTTACTATGAGTCCACTTATACAGCTAATACGGATATTGATACCGTTAACTGTGCTTTTTATATGACAAACAAAATAAGTAATGAGCCATTCTATGATGACTCAACATTAACCATGACGACGCCGCAAATTGAACTGGGCAATACGGCATCGTCATTTATTGTAACTACAATGCCAACAACACGCGCAAGTGATGTAGTTACTATCCCATCGCAGAATAACCTGTCAACACGGCCTTTTACGGTATTGTGCGAAGTAAGCAGGAACTGGAGTACACCGCCCAATGTTGCGCCAAGGATATTTGATGTTGGAGGGCACAGTATTGATGATAATTATTTATCGTTGGGGTTTGTTTCAACAGGAAAGATAAGCGCCAACGTAGGAATGGTTCAGCCACAAATTGCCTCAGATGGAGAAAGGTTCATTGTGGGTGTGAGAGCTAAATCTGATTTATCAGTAAATGCAATATGCAATGGTAATTATACAACAAACCTTAATGGTAAAATATTTGGAATTACAGCAACATCGTACCGGTTTGGTGGGCAGACCGCAGCAGGAACGCGTCATTTGTTTGGACACATCAGAAATTTCAGAGTCTGGTTTAAAGAATTAAATGACAGGCAAATCAAGGAGGCAGTATGAAAGATTTAACTTTGAAATTTCCTGGTAACAGAGAGTTTAAATCCTTCCTGTCATCTCTTGACTGGGAGGAAGATGAAGACTTCCAGAATAAACTGTTAGTTGATGAAATTGGTTTCACCTACACAGAAACAGGGGTAACAGAAGAGGGAGAACCTGTCTGTGTCCGGAATGACGGTTATTTTGTCAACATTCGCATTCTTGATGACTTGTTTGATGTTTCTGTATTCTCTGATTATGTCGTGGAGCTGGAAACACCGCTTCGGGAATGGAGCTGAAAGGAGGAAATAATGGATATAAGCCCCTTACTTCATGCATTTTGTGCTGTGGCTGCGCAGATACTGGTTGGTCTTTTTACCGGAAACTGGGCTTACGGAGCGATAGCCGGTTGTACGTTCTTCATTGCTCGTGAACACACTCAGGCAGAATATCGCTGGATTGAAATGTTCGGGCATGGCAAGCGTATGAATATGCCGTGGTGGGGCGGTTTTGATCCGCGCGCGTGGGATGTGGCAAGCCTGATGGATTTTGCTGTGCCGGTGGTGGCGTGTCTGCTGATCTGGCTGTTGGTTAATCGCTAAAGTCATCATGTCAGGGGAACACTGCAGGAGTTGGTTTTACATAAAAAAGCCCACCAGTGAGGTGGGCAACAGGAATGATTAATTATCTCAAAGAGAAACATCATATTTCTCTTTGCAACTTCTAACATAAAAATGTGGAGAAATAATGGATCTTATATTAATTGGTGATTATATAACCAACTTCTTATGCAAAACAATATAGTCATTTATAGCTAGCTGGTCTTATGAATACACCTAAACAGGTGTATTACGTAATGAAACAGACTGGCGAGTATGTTTGAGCAAACTCCACCGAACTGCAGACGTTATGGTCATGTTGCATAGTGTTTGGGAATATAAAGAATTATATAGTAGTTTGCTGTTTGTAACCTGAAAAACAATAACGAACGTTATAATGAACTTGTTTGTTGTGCTGCTTTCACATTTTCTCATTAATCTTACCAGTAATATTTTTGTTGCTTTGTTGTTTCTGTTTTTTTATAAAAAAGAGGTGGTGCAGAGGAGGAAATACAGTGGATAAAAAACTAATTGCATTTTTGTGCACACTTATAATTACTGGTTGCTCGAATGGGATCGGAGATTCACCTTCTCCTCCGGGAAAAAATGTAGAATTGGTTGGAATCCCTGGACAAGGTATTGCAGTGACTTCAAACGGTGCAACTCCAACACTTGGAGTCAACAACACTGAGTTTCCTGAAGTTTCAATAATGAGCACTGGTGGGGCGCTGCTTACTATTTGGGCCAGACCTGTTCGTAACTGGCTTTGGGGGTATACTCCTTTTGATTCAGTAAATTTTGGTGAGAATCGGAACTGGAAGGTTGTGGATGGTAAAGATGCCGGCACAGTGAAATTTGTTAATGTTGCCCAGGGGACTTGCATGGAGGCCTTTAAAAACGGGGTGATACATAATACCTGTGATGATAACTCGTTATCTCAGGAGTTTCAGTTACTGCCTTCTACTAATGGTAATGTGCTTATAAGAAGTAGTGCCTTGCA